GAAAACTTCAGGATATCCCCGACTTCCAGTGCCGGATTTCCGATGGTGGAACTGTCAAATGGTACATAATTTATCTTCTGCAATGCCGTGAGTATCTCACGCAGTATCTTCTCCCTTACGGATTTCAGTCCGAACTGCAGTAACGGATTGATGCCGAGGTTCATGGTAAAGGCATCGTCTTTTTCCATTGCAATGTATTCTGCCGTCTGGCTGATCTGATTTGTGGATGATACTGCCGTGTATCTTGTAACAAAGTCAGAGTAACTGCTGTCAAACCGCTCCTTCTGCTCCACATTCCATACAGATTCATTCCCGTATCTTTTAAGGACGAGTTTTCCGTATCGGTCTATCTGGCAGAAACATCCAAGCACCTGTGCCACATAAAAGATCAGGTCACGGAAGGTTTCTATATCATTATCCGAATAAATACCGAGCGTGGTTTTGCCGTTCGGAAGGGCACTGATCTCCGCAACCGTCTGTGCCATTTCCACCTTACACGCATCACATGCAGCCTTGAGAAACTGGTATGGCGTTCCGCTTGAGGATTCCAGTTTCAGGGACTTCTCAAAACGGAGCATATGGTCATAGCCTTTCAGTTCCAGTGTCCGCACCTTCCTGTTGGCTTCGGAAATCTCATAGATTCCCATCGGTATGGTTTCCGTTGTCCCGTCCAGAAGTGTCAGGCGGTAATAAAGCCGTACCTCGGCATCTTCCAGAGTGTAACGGTCGATCTCCGAAAACAGGCTGATTCCCATTTCTGCTGCATACACCGTTCCGAGTTCTATCTCCGTGTTACTGCAGCACTGCCATTTTATGTAGCCGGAACCCTTCACGATATCCTTTGCCGTGAATTCATGCACCTTTCCGGCTTTTGTCGTGATCGAACCGTACCACTCATATTTTCTTGTGTTCTGCCTTACGGCATTTTTGAATTTCTCTGATACTTCGATCACAGCATCTGCCTCCTACATTTCTTTCAGGGTAAAGGATACCGTCCACAGCCCCTTATAGGATGTGTCCTTTTTAAGTGCTGCCTTAAATCCCGTGATATACATTTCTGCATCTTTCAGTTCCAGTGTTTCCGTGTCAAAATATTTCACTGCTATCTTCGGCATCTTGGAATATGCCGTCAGCAGTCTGAGCCACTTCGGGGACACGGAAAAAGAGACGGAAATGTCAGCCACTCCCGTCCTTACTACATCCCTCTGTGTAGTTCCCGCCTCTGTTTCACCGCCGGAGTCCGCTTCGACATCTGACAATCCGATATCGTAGGAATCCGGCAGAGGCAGAGGCTTCTCATTAAAAACAAGATATTGTATATATGCCATTTTATCTGCCCCCGCTTCTTAAATTTGCCCTCTGCTGTGCCGATACAATGACCTCATCAAGCATCGTACCGCCAAGGTACACAGGAATGACGATGTCTCCGCTGTCCGTCCTGATATTCTCAATCGCAGAAGTAATTGCAGAAAGCATCCCGGAAATGCCTTCCGGCTGTGCTACCGTCCCTGTTCCCGTCATGCCTTCCATGCTGCTGACCTTCGGACTGACCACCATATCGGAGGATACACCGCTTACCGCCTTCTGGATCATGCCCCGGCTCTTTTCGATACCCTTGGCAAGCCCTCCCATAAAGTCAGGCATCCATGATTCATAATCCGTCAGCGGACCTTCATCCGGCACGGAGAAATGAAGGAATGACTTGATCTTGTCTGCCACGCTCTTTACTGCATCCCCGACTGCACCGATGCAGCTCTTGATTCCGTTTACGATTCCCATGACCAGATCCTTGCCCCATGTAAATGCCTGTGACGCAAGTCCCGTGATATGGTTTTTCACATTGGCAAATCCGCTCTTTACTGCACTGAGCACATTTCCCATTGCACTCTTCACTGCATTTACGATGCCTGAGAATACGGATGTGACTGCACCCTTGATTGCACCAAGCACCGTTGAAATGGTCGACTTGATGGTATTCCATATGGTGGAGATCGTGCTCTTGATCGTATTCATTATGGTGGTAATGGAATTTTTGACCGCAGTAAAATCTCCCGTGATCAGTCCCTTGATTGCACCCACCACGGCACTGATAATGGTTTTGATGGCATTCCATACCGTGCTGAAGATTGTCTTTATTGCATTCAGTACAGTGGTAATGACTGTTTTTATCGTATTCCATACCGTTGTAATGACAGTCTGGATAATGGTCAGGACTGTCTGGATGATCGTTTTATAGATATTGAAATACGTTGTCACCAGAGTTTTTATTACATTGAAAACTGTAGTAAACACACCCTTGATGGCTTCCCAGATAGTTGTGATGACTGTCTTTACTGTATTGAAAACCGTCTGGATAATGGTCTTATACAGATTAAAGTAAGTAGTCACCAGTGTCTTTATCACTTCAAATACGGTCGAGAAGATGGTCTTGATTGCTTCCCACACCTGTGCGAAAAATTCCTTGATGGCATTCCATACCGTAACGGCCGTCTGTTTCACATTCTCCCACAGGTCGATCCAGAACTGGCGGAATCCGTCACAGTTATTCCAGAGATAAATAAAAGCAGCCACAAGAGCTGCAATGGCTGCAATGATAAGGGTGATCGGGTTTGCAAGCATCGTGGTATTCAGTGCTGCAAATGCTCCCTTTACCGTATTGATGACTCCGGCAATCTTCGGTACGACTGTCATGATCGTGCCGACCGCAGATATTACTTTTCCAATCACGATAAGCACGGGACCGAGTGCTGCTGCCAGAAGTGCCACCGTCATGATGACCTTCTTTGTGCCGTCATTCATTCCGTTCAGCCAGTCAACAAACTTCTGCACCCATCCGACAATCTGCTTGATGGCCGGCATCAGAAGCTCACCGAATGATATCGCCAGGCCTTCCAGCGCGGATTTCAAGATGGTGATCTGTCCCTGTAAGTTATCAAGCTGTGTATCCGCCATCTGCTGTGCAGCACCACCGCTGTCCGTGATGGACTTCTGTAAACTGTCCCATGTTTCTCCTGTATTTGCAAGCAGTGCATTTACGGAAGAAAGGTCCGTCTTATTGAAAATGGTGCTGATGATATTGGACTTCTCAGCAGATGTCATTCCATCCATGCTCTTATTGAGGTCACCAAGGATATCATTCATTGACCGCATGTTTCCTTCGGAGTCATATACGGAAAGACCGAGGGCTTCCATCTGGGCGGCTGCCTTATCCGTAGGATTCTGTAAGGACAGGATAATATTACGGAGATGTGTACCGCCTTCTGCTCCCTTGATACCATTATTTGCAAGAATACCAAGTGCGGTATTCAGTTCTGCCGTACCACCCTTGATGGATTTGGCTGTCGCACCAATGGTAAGGATTCCTTCACCAAGCTGTGCAACCGATGTGTTTGTGGTAGATGCCGTCTTAGCCATCTGGTCTACCATCGTTTCTGCTTCGTCCACTCCCATTCCAAGGGCGGACATTGCATCCGTTACCATGTCGGAAGCATCGGCAAGGGCAATGTCTCCGGCTGCCGCCAAGTTCAGGACGGTCGGCAGTGTATCACACATCTGCTGTGTATCGTATCCGGCAAGGGCAAGGTAATTCAATGCCTCTGCACACTCGGATGCGGAAAAAGCCGTCTCTGCACCCATCTTCTTTGCCAGCTTGGAAAGGGTATCCATTGTATTTACGGACTGACCGTTTACCGTTGACATGGCATCCTTGGTGATTCCCATTGTTGCCTGTACCTGTGACATGGAAGATTCAAAGTTGGCTGCAGTCGTTACGGATGCCGTGCCCAGTGCCGTCACTCCGGCTGTTACCGGAAGGAGCTTCTGCCCGGCAGAGGAAATGTTATCCCCAACCGTCTTTAACTTCTCACCTGTTGCTGCGATTTTCTGTACTGCCGTTGCGGACTGGTTCGCCTGTGTTTCCAGATTCTTTAAGTCCTGCTCCGTTTCCACGATCTCCCTCTGAAGGGCATCGTACTGTTCCTGTGAGATCTCGCCATTGGCAAGTGCCGTATTCGCCTGTTCTGCTGCGGTCTTTAAGGTAGCCAGTTTCTCTTTCGTTTCACTGACCGCTTCCGCAAGCAGTTTATGCTTCTGTGCCAGAAGCTCCGTATTGCCCGGATCAAGTTTCAGCAGTTTGTTCACATCCTTAAGCTGTGACTGGGTAGACTTGATCTGTCCGTTCACGCCTTTCAGGGCGTTCTGCAGTTTGGTTGTATCACCACCAATTTCAACGGTAATACCCTGAATACGGCTTGCCATGCCTCTCACCTCCTCCTAAAAATGGGTACAAAAAAAGGAGCATTTCTGCTCCGTAACAAAAGAAAAACACCTGCCATTCCTGACAGATGTTCTATGTAATATTAATCTTCTTCTAAAATCAGTCCCGCTATATCAGCCAAGTGCTGTGTCATTTCAAACTTCTCTTCGCAGTTATCACCATAACCATAGCAGCATGTGATTTTCTTATTTTCAGGCCATACCTCTTTCAGAATACCTGTGCGGAGTGCATTGCTTAAAACACCATGCTTTCTCCATTTTCTTAAAACATACCAATGAAGATCTACCCTTCCGCATCTCAATATGATAGCCTGTTTTTCTCCGTTTTCTGCAATGATAAGAAACTCATATTCATCAGTAACATATCCATATGTACCATCACCATGACTGCACCGCTGTCTCACGGGTCTTCTGCTATAATAAATATAATTTTCTATGAGTTCCTCGCACTCATCCAGATTTATCTGTTGAAGAATATATTTTAACTGGTCATCTTTCAATCTTATTTTCCCCCTCAAACTATAATTTGAGCAAAAGCCCAAGGGACTTTAATGCCCCTTATGCTTTTCTCTTTTCTTTTGCTGCTTCAACTCAAACATTCGCTGTTCTTCCGCCTCTTTTTTCTTGCGGCTTCTCTCTTT